TACCGCCCCTTTGTTATTTGTTAAAATGGGAAACCGTCATCTTCAGTCTCTTGCTCACCAACAAATGCAGCAAATGAAGCAGCCACAACTGGAGCAGGCTTCGAAACTCTTGCAATCCACTCGTCAGACATCTTAATCTTATCTTGAATGAACTCGGGCAGCTGAGCAAAGATTGCATCGTCATGCTCCTCGGTGTTGTAACAAAGCGGAGTGTTAAATGATGGAGGACAAACCAATCCTTTCGGCACTGGAGAAATTCCAATGATGTTGGCATAGGTCATGTCGCCCTTAGTTACGTGTGTCAAGTTTACCATGCAAGGCTTTCCAAGTAGCGTGAAGATGTCGAAGTTGCCTGCAATCTCGTTGCTCATCTTTTTGCCTGCCCATGATTCGATGTCGCGGCGGAGTACCGCCTTCTCATTCATCGATAGGTTGTAGATGCTGCGAGCATAGAACGGCTTCTCATCTCCGCCTTCCTCGAATACATGTGTTTCAGTCGGCAACTCGAAGATGAATTGCACTTTGCGTTTTTTACCTGGAAATTGACCAGTTTGCATCGTTGTTCCAAGATCAACGATTTGGTAACATCTTGCCACGAATGCTCCCTCGGGAGCGATTTGGCGGGAGGTGTTATTCCCTGAGGGTGCTTTTAAAGCCATAGTGTAAATTAGAATTGTGTTATTAATTGATTGAATGATACTTGAGTATTGTGCAGTGTCTTTTGGTACATCTTAAAGAACTCGCCAACGCTTGATGGATGATAAGTGCGAACCGATTCATGTAGCCCTTGAGTCATTTCCTTGGAGTACTGGCGAACAAGAACAAGAGAGCTCTTGTCGCAACGTTGGAATAGACCTTGATGGCAACCGTCTTGCACAATTGTTAGCATGATGCCAGATAGATGGTCGTAGTTAAAAAACTGCGTACTGTCGTGTGATTTGAAAAATGTGTTCATGATTTATGAGTGAATTAGTGAATGATTGATAGGCAAATGTATATCTTTATTTGATACCACCGCACACTATCAAAACTATTTACACGCAATTATCCTAACTCGCTCAATATCAGCACGATTATTTTACAGCCTTGACTACCGCCACCCCAATCAGCACACCAACTCCCACCTTAAAGGCGGTTGTTTGGTGCCACTTTTTATCCTGCTTAATGTAGATGTTCTCAAGGCCTACCACTTGCACATTGGGATTGTCGACTCTTAAGCGCACCACAGTATCACTCTTGCGCAAGATGCGGTTGACGAACCCAGTGCGCATGGTGTCACCGACTGCATAGGTGAACTTTGCAGGGATCACGAGCGAATCAATCTGCAACCACCCGAGGCGGTTAATCATGCCGCCTATTGTGTACCACTCGGTGCTTTTAAGGAATGGCTTTGGCAGTTGGATGTAAGGCTTGCTCTGAATCATCACCGTATCACCTAACTTAATCTGCGTTTTGATGATGGTGCGGGTCTCAATCTTCACCACCTCAACAGCGTTCTTGACTTTTACTTCGAGCTCTGCAATCTGCTGTGCCTGTTTAGCTGCATCAGAGCCGCTCTGTGCGATTATCTTCCTTTGCGAAGCAATCACTATGCTATCCTCATATATCGTATGTCTAAGGCGGTAATCCGACTCAACACCATCGCCGCAAGATTTTAGCAGCAAGAACAGCAGCACAATGATTGCCGCCAAAAAGATGGTTTCAGATCGTACAAATACCGTCTTGAATGAGTCTGATAAGCTCTTTCGATGATTCCCAAAATAGTCTTTTATCATTGAGTTCAGTTTGAAGGATTTGAAGTGCAACACAAACAGGCATACCACGCTCAATCACATACCAAGCGGCAACCTTAACCAGTCTCTTGTCCGCCTCCTGCTCTGTCATAACTCGCGAGCTGCTTTCTTGATTAGCACCTTGATGGCATCATCGAGCTTGTTGACTGATGTATGAATCATCTTAAGTAGGTCACGCTTCTCGGTGTTGTTGGCAATGGGATGGTCGAGCATCATCTGCACAAGCCCTGCTATGTTGGTCAGTGGTTGGCGAATCTCATGGCTCAGCATAAAGCGGAACTCCTCAAGCAGCAACTTCTGCCGCTCATGATCGTGCGAGCTGATGGAGGTGACATCGACAATCTGGATGCCGACAAAGTGCAGAGTCTCGCCAATGGCAAAGCAGTTCCACACGTTGTACCGGTCGGATGTATTTTTCTGCCGTGTGCGAGCATAGACACGCGATGGCTCAGGCGCATGCTTGCGTGCCGTCTCAATGGCTTTGATGAAGTCATCCTTGTCACCTTCGATACTTATGATGTCGGTGATTTTGGAAGGCTTGATGTGGCTGCAATAGTTTTTGAACAGCTCATTGCTTGACACAATTAGGCCGCTGTCATCACTCACCACATAGAAGAGGTCGATAGAATGTTCTAAGATGAAGAGCGAAGACATTGGTTGAGTTCGCTGTAAAGGTTAGACCATGCGCCCATTGAGCTCCATGCCCATTGCGCCGTTAGGTAGATAGTAAAAGTCAGCAGCATGCCCATGATAGGAGCATCCATTGTCGGCTTATACTGGGCGAACTCAGTGCGAGGCTTGATGATTATCTTAGCCTCTGGCTTAGGAGCAAGCAAGAATGCAGATGTACTTGGTTGGATGGTATCGCTTGCGTAGGTTTGCTGCATAAGTATCGGCTCTGGTATTGGCTCATCGGCAGGCAGCTCATATGTTTGCCCCCACTGATTAGTGCAATATTGCTTGCCAAAGATAGTGAATTTTGTCATTGACTGATACACCACTTGTGGCTCGATGCGAATAGTATGATGATGCGTATGGACTTTGCAGCCAATACCCACCACGCACCCTGCATCGAGTGTTGTGATTACTGAGTCTCTTCCGTCATCCATTGTCGTTAGCTTTAGGTATGTATCCTGCTGCCACCATTGCGGCCACAATAGCTGCAAGTGTCTCTGTCGTTATCTGCTTGAATATTAAAGCAAACACGCTCGAGAGAATCACTAACGAGCCAACAGTTGGCCTCCAGTGCTTAACGAAAATATCAAGCACTTGCCTTGGTTTGCTGACTCTCCTTGCCGCCATAGTTTTCAAACGATTGGTGTGAAATAAAGTTGCGCCTCTTTTTTTCGCCTTCTTACAAGCCCTGTTGAAACCTCGCCGCCTGCCCTGTTCCACTTGGCAAACTCAGCTGCAATCTTCGGGTCGTTTGGATTTGCTTTGATGAACCTCAACAGCTGCGACTTAGCAAGGTTGCCTGCGCCCAGGTTATAGCAGAAACTTACAAGCGCATCGAACTGGTTAGCGTTCACCTTGGTGGTGTTAAGCAGCCCAATCACGCTGCCTTCGAATTCCTTAAGGTGATCCTTGAGAAGCTGATTCGCCTGTTCTCTGGTGATGGTCTGCCCTAGCTTCACCTTGCTGCCGTCATGGTAGTAGGTTGCACCGTAGCCAATGGTCGGCACTCCTGCGCTGCATAGGTAGCTTGTTAGGCGCAAGCCCTCAAACTCCTGTATGAGTCGGATGCCGCTATCAGAGCACTTCATATTGGAATTGGATTGTGCAGTAGTCCATTGATATTGCAGCAGTTAAAACTTGTATTTCAACTAAGCAAGTATTGTTAGTTGTTTCTGCTCTAATATCAAGAAGTTCAATTTCTGCCAATGTACCTGGACCAACAGAATACTGCATCAATCCGAATAAGTTTTTCGCACTTGTAAAATCAGATGCCACTGGAAGAGACATCTCAAATGAGCCCGATGTTTCTCCAGTATCCAATACAATTGATATCTGAGCCGATACACTTACGATGCTTCCCACCTTGATGTATGATGCTGAGTTCACGCTTACAACAATACCATTAACCTCTGCACTAATTGTCGGAGTGTATGCACCGCTGCTAAACATATTGCCCACCTCAATCTGCTTAGATGTTCCTTGTGGTGATTGCGATAGGTCAGAGACATCCACAATGTATAGTAAGTCAGCATCAACCGCTGTAGTTAATGTGCCTAAGTCTGTAATCTTTACTCCTGCCATTTGTTTAAGTGTTAGTTGTAAACTCGTATTTCGATTGGTAAATTTAAAATTGATGTATCTGTAAAACCAGAAGCAGTTGAGCCACTTTCTAAAACCAAATTATTATTATCTGTTCTTTGAAATCTAATTTGAGCTACTGAACCCTCAACATCAGGTGAATTTGCATAAACTAAGCACAATGTTTTATTATTAATAAAAGCATCTGTCAGATTTCCATTATAAACACCTTGCGAAATTCTTGTCCATACAATTGTTCCAATCGTGTTCTCTAAAACTATTGCAGTTGGAGCAGCTCCTCCACTCTGACTCAACAAAGCAGTATAAACCTTGTAACCTCTTAAGTCACCTACCTCAATCGCTTTGCTTGTGCCTTGCGGACCACTTGTATTATCACTTACATCGACAATGTACAGCAAGTCATCGCTTGCCGCTGTGGTCAATGTGCCTAAGTCTGTAATTTTTACTCCTGCCATGATATTAGTTGTTTAAGATGTAGTTTACTGCTTTAGTTGAATTGGCGAACTTGATACCATTGATGCTAAACTGATTCACATTGATAAGGAATACACCCACATTTGTGCCCATGTGCAAGCAGTTGTCATCAACTACTTCGCAAGATTCAACATTGGATGCAATTGCACCAATCACCGATGTGTAGAAGGTGACAAAGCCGCCCTCGAGAGTTATGTCTATCATGCCGGATTATAGTTTAACAAAGGTAACTCTTTCACCCAATCAATTGAGCATTGCTCAACTTCTTCGATTGAGATTATCCAATTGCCGTCAGCATCCATTATTGGGTTAAAATAATTATCGGGCATGAACTGAACGCCAACAAGGCTCTGTGCCTCTTCGTATGTGAGTTGATGTACTTGCATTAGACTTGACGAGATAAGGTGGTTTGCATTGCTTGTACTGCCGTATAGAGTGCCGCTGCTTCACCATCAGTCATACCTGTACCAATGGAAGCAAAGGCGCATTGCTTAGTTGAATATGCTGAAGAGACGGAGTTATTATTATATGCACCTATATAAATATTCAAGTTAGGTCTTCCATTTGAAACAGTTGTACTTGTTGCCACTTTGACTCCATTCTTCCATCCATTAACAACATTTGATGATGTTCTGTTTGCAATATAAAATGCTCTTGAATCTGTATCAGCAGCATTTGCATAACTAGCATTTTGATTTATTATGTAATAACTTAAATTGGAAGTACGAATTTGAAGTAAATTTTGTACTGGAAGGATTTGATTTCCAATTTCTGCTTGAATTAAATTTACATTAGTTCGAGAGTAATAACTTAAATGATGAGAATTTTGAATTGCATTTGTCAATGAATTGAAAAAAGTATTTGCATAAGTATTAGTTCCATTAGGCAATGCTCCATTAGCCGAGTGTGTCCATCCTCCTACAAAGGTAAGTCTGAATGCAGCGTTCGTATCAGCAGGATTCTTAAGGTTAAACTTATGCGTTGTAGCCGTTCCGCCTACCATAGGATAGATGGCATTCATCTTTGCCCAAGTTCCGTTTGCTTTCATCGATATTACCAATGTGCAAATGGCAGAAGTGATTGTGGCATCGGTGATACCAGCCGCTGCTAAGAATGCAACTGCATCAGCATCGCATCCCGTAGCGTAAGAATATGGGTTGACTAAGAAACTCATGCGTAGTTACCAATTAACATTACTTTCAATCCTTTTGCAGTTCCATTGCCAATCTGGTCAATGTCGATTGTAATCTCGCTATCATCGGCGAGGGAGGTGTCGCTTATCACAGGAGGAGTGGCAGCCGTTGTGCTTGTTGTTTCAGTATTGTCAATTGTCAGCTTAGTGCTTAAGATACTTGTACCTCCTTCATTTATATCAACAGTGAAGATGCTTCCACTTGCCTGAGCCGTTGTGAGTGATGCCCTCACCGCAGTAAGTGTCACCGCTCTTGGCATTCTAAATGTAATCTTTGCCGTCCCCGTTGCAAGTGCAGTGCTCTCATCTGATGCTGCAACAACAAGCTCGAACGGAGTGGCATAGTTACCGCTTCCAAGTATCGAAGTGGAGTTGATGGTCTTGATGTTAGTGCCGCTTACCAGTGCAGCTTGTTTGGCATCGAATGCCGTCCAATCAGCTGCGCTCAATGCGCCTCTGTTGGCAGCACTTGCAGTTGGTAGGTTGAAGGTATGAGTCGCAGTTGTGGAGTTAATCACGAAGTCAGTGCCACTTGTTCCAACTGCTAGGTATTGCGTGTTGGCAGTTAACCCATTTAATGCTGATATGCCTCCTGCGAAGTTAGTCACCACCTGACAAAGGTGGCTGTCCTGCGTGTGCATGTTGATTGTTCTACCTCCGACTGAGTTGACAATATAAACGCGAAGAGCAA